TCGGAGGTTACTTTTTTCTCAAGCTCCTGAGATGTTAGGAATGTGCGCCAGAACACATACGGAGCGCGTTGAGGATCAGTCACATACGATGGGAAAAGAACCTCGCCATCGGGGGCGCATGAGTAAACTACTGGGCAATCTACCGATGTACGAGGGACAGAGACTTCAGCCAGACCCTTCTTACGAAGATCCATAATGGCTTTTTTTGCACGCTTTGACGATAGGTCGGGGAATGCTGTCTGAAGCATACCTAATACCATCTCGTCATCAGCACCACTAACAATAAGTTCCGCTAGATCGGGGGAGACTTGTGCAATTTCCTCGATGGATACCTGTTGCAAATATGTCCTTTTTTCACGCTTCCATCCGACATATGACACCATCAACCCCTTCTCTAGCAGATAATTAGCACCCAATTCCATCTGTTGACGGAAGTTCGGGATGTAAGACGAGCGCATCCATTTAAGGAATCCAGACACCATTGAGGCCCGTGGCATGGATGCCATAGAAGTCGGAAACGCCTTAATGTGGGAACGCTGCAATGCTTGGTCTAGGATGGCCACAAATGCGTCGATACGCTCTCCGACGACATTGACCTCAATATCACTAGCTCCCTGCCAAGGGAAGGCATTTGCGCCCTGTTTGCGGAGGTCGTCAGACTTACCTTCCCAAAGGTTGCGGCGGTCATCATACGAGCGCAAGCAAGCCTCGAAGTACTCATCCAAGTCAATAAGGCACTTGTCGTAGGCATCAGCCAACGCCATGACATTTGGGCCGTCCTCGGCGTAGATCATCGACTCTTCTTGCTCTTCTGTTGGTGCGCTCATGATGGCATGTATTCGTAGAACTGCTCGCCTACTTCGGGGCGTATCATAACAACTTTTATAGGTTTGCCAACTAGTTTGTGCGAAACCCTAGGTGGAGCCTTAACTGGGACTGCCTCACCGTCCATGCGAACCATTACCCAACTAGGGTTTGGGCATTTGCGGATTACTAGATAATCGCCCTCATAGGTGGTATCATCTTGAGGTTCCACGGGGGAATCAAGGGTTTCTGGCTTAGCTTTAGGTGGGCGACCGCGCTTTGCTGCTTTCTTAGTTGGTGCTGTTTTCATGGTTTAGTTTAGATTTCATGTATCGAATCGCATGTTCAAGGGTTTCAATCTCCTCCGTAAGTCTAGGGGTTTTCCCATATTCTTCCATTTTTGCCCTTTTGAGATACGCTTCTTTTAGGCAGTCGATGATAAGTTCCTCGGCAACTATCGGTTTGTTTTGAGTCTTCATAGCTTGTTAGTAGCCTCCAGCTCCTTGTCTTGTAGCAAGATTTCGGGTTTCGTCAACATGATCTATTCCTGCAATAGCGGCGTAACGCAGAACATCAATGCAATTTCCGCACACCATTGGCTTCTTATTTCGGCGGACAACAAGCGTACCGTTTGGTACTGTAACGCAATAAACCATGCCAGAGTATGGGGTCTTCTCAAGCAGCATTCGCTTATCCTTGGTTGTAATTGTGGCTTTTTTGCCGTGCCTTTCTCCAAGCATGTACAGTGGCATTGTACCGACAACCTTCCGCCCATGAATAATTCCGCCACTATATCCAGCATCTCTGGTGTATATCGAGCTACATGGCTTCCCTAATTTTTGAAGCAGCTCTTGAATGTCGTCCACTAGCCCAAGTGATGCCGTGGCGTACTTGTGGCATTCGCTTCCTTTGTCAATCCACCCATCTCCAAGAACCAACGACTCCCACAGCCTTTCAAGGGCCTGTCTAGGCATATTCAACACATTCCTTGGGATTCGTTTTTGACCCGAATGGCCAAGTGGATGCAGCAACTCCCACAGGTTCTTACTACTTACAACATAGCTAGTATTCCTGTAGGCCCATACAAATCCTAGGGAATCAAGCAGTTTCTCTATCCTTTCGCATTTCTGGGGATTTGCGGCTTTTGATTGTGAGATGTAAACCGAGTACCCTCGGCCAGGTATTTGGATTTTCCCGCCACGCGATCCAGTAGAGCTACCCTCAGAAACGAACCAGCCGATAAACTCGGCCCAGTCGGCTTCGGCTACCCATTTACCATCCCAAAGCTCAATCATCGAACATTCTTCTTCTCGCAGTCCATCAGTGCAGATCGGGAAAGTATCCTGCCTGTATAAGTCTTTTGCCAGCCTAAAGGTTAGCTGAGACTTCTGCGGGTAGACCAACATCCTGTGGTTCGGGGTCACCTTAAAATCAATGCTGTGGCTGTGCGCCTCGTACATGAATCCATCGTAGTAATTCTCAATATACCCGATTGGTTGCTGGAACTCCATGTATCCATCTGGAGACATTGTTGACACCTTTACATCTCTAGGCAGTTCTGGAAATTTAATCCAACCATCTTCAGTTAGAACCTCAGTCTCTGGATCGTAGCAATCTTTCCATGCTTCCTTCAAACCGCCATCACCCGTGTATTCCGACAACGCTTGGATAATGTTCTCACACTCTGAACTGACATAGAAATGCGGTCGGTTGACCGAATCTGCAGGTCTAGTGGTGTCCCATGACATCTTGCCAATAAGTGCCTGTAGTCCATCGTCGATGTCTAACCCTGGAGCTGGAATGCAAACCATGCCGGCATCATTCAAATCCTCGATAATGGAAGATGCTCCATCCGCCGACTGGTACTTTGCCGCTCCAAGCCGAGGGTCAATTAGTCTCTCAAAGATCTTTTCATCACCTTCAAGTTCGGCAATCAAGTCCATGTAGTCACGGATACCAAAGCCCTGTCCCTTAGCCCCTTGTCCTGGCATCCACTTGCCACCCTTCCACTCCGCCCAGTCTCCTACATCGACACCCGGCCACTCACGATATACCCAAAATGTGCCAGACGCATCCACAGCAATCCAAGCCATAAACCAATTCTTTGAACCCGCCGGGTCAATAATCTGATAGCGAGTAACATTCGTAGTTGGGATCTCTGATGGCTGGACAACATTGACTTCTTTATTGAACTTTGGAAATTTGGTGGCGTGGGACTTAACTGGAACCCCATACGCACGAATTAGGATCTCCTCCCGAGGCCTTCCAACTAGTGTCTCCTTGATTCGCTCGTAGCCACCGAAAGGGTTATCCTTGCTGTGGAAGTAGTGTACGCTGGCATTGCGCTTCTTACTCCGTTGGACATATGGGACAAGTTCACCGCCTAAAAGCTCGGCTTCTCGGCTTTCTATGCTAGTAGCTCCGTCCAAGTATTCTTTGATCACTTCAGTCCATCCATCGATAGGAGTGAAGGTAACGAGCATTTTGGAATTTCTCGTAGCTAATCGAAACCTTAGCGTATTAAGCAATTCGGGGCCGCCTAGATGCTCGTCCAACCAAACTCCTATATTATGCCAGACAGGTGTCCTTGAACCTAATTCAGCACCCTCAAGAATTGTGTCATTATTCGCGTAAGCAGCGTATGTTTTAAAGATGATCTGACTACCATTTGGTAAGATAAGCGAGTTATCCGTGAACCCAGTTTTCTTTTTATATGAAATGTAAGTTGATGAAGAAGTATGCTTCTGCTTTAATTCCTTTGGAAGCCAGTGCCAAATTAACGATTGTTGTTGGCGGATTGAAACCTCCGCTGTTTGAGAGAAACAAAATATCTCAGACCCAGCGTTTTCAACTGCGGCACGGACTACACAATAACTAGCAAAGAAACTTTTGCCCGACCTGTTTCCACCACTTACCAAAATTTCATTGTGATTCCCCAGCTCTTTCTCTGCAAGCTCCCAGTGTGGAAGCCTAAATGCGTAGTTATAGGGATCTTCCTCCGAGTTTTTGATCGCCTCATGGTAAATGTAATGGAGATTAACCAAGTCGCTTGGTTCCATTACAGCTATCTCCTCATCAGTAGGAGGCTTCAATATAGGATGTTTACGCCATTCTAACATTTAGCAAACTCCCCTCTATGCTCTTTTGCTTTATTGAGGTACGCTTCAGAGGCTTCTTCTTTGGTTTTAAATCTTCCGATATTTACTGGCTTTCTGTTGAGCGTCATTTGCGCTCTCCACATGCCAGTGCATTTACAAAACGAAACCCCCTTAACTCCAGAGGTATTGTTTTTGTTCTTGCCTCTATTGAACATGTTTTCAGATCTACTTGCATGGCGTAGATTGGAAATCCTATTATCCGACTTATTTTCGTTAATGTGGTCTATATCCAATTCCGGCCACTCGCCATAAGACATCGCCCACGCAATTCTGTGGGCAAAGAATTGTAGGCCATTGATCCAGATTGACCTGTACCCACGGCAATTCACATTTCCTGCTACATCGCCGGCTTTGCCACCTCTTTGCATGTCAACCCTCCATGTGAATACACCCGTTTCAGGGTCGTAATTCAAATAATCAAATAATTGTTTGACACCAAGGGCATCCTCTGGTTTTACTTTTTCAGCACTTTGCATAGTCATGTATGTATTGTGTTAGAGTGCCTCTAGACCGCATATCTAGTCGGCACTCGTTTTTTATCATTTGTGACGATTGTGTCAAGTGGGGACTTACTTAGTTTTATACGCACCAGTCTCCATTAGGATGTCTTTGATGTGATACACGCTATCACACTCCTCGCAACAAAACGCATCCTCTTCGGCTGGAAACGACCCTCTATTCCCGTCAACGAAATGAAGCTCTCGACGCTTCTTGCAATGTTTGCACACGCCAATGAAGGGCTTAACAAACTTCTCCAGCACCACATTCCAAATCTTAGCGTTGAACTTCTCGGCTAGATACGAAGCGTAAACGCTGGTATGGCACTTGTGCTGAACGCCGTCATGCTCGACCATGTAGTGGCGAACGAGGTTGCCTCCATCCTTAGCGTAATCAGCGTATCTTGATTCTGGTTCTGGTATCATTCTACGATTTCGGCTTCTACCGCTTGTGTTTTGACTTTATTGGCAATCCTAGACTTGGCTTCCGCGATCATCTTGGCGGCATCATCAATAGACGGCCCCTTGCGATGCTCAACAATGGTACTCGCCATGCCAGAGAGCTGTCCAGCCTTATCGGTCATAATGCCAATAGTCAACGCCAATCGGTCTGGGGAGATAGCCTTGAGCTGGTCTGGATCACGGCTCAGTTGTTCAGCTTTCTCGAACAGCAGGTCTGTGTACTCAGCCGCCGCAATGGCGTAGCGTTTAGAGAACTCCTTACGCTTTGACTCCAGCGTGTCGTTATGCCGCCATTCCAGCGCACGGACAGTCTCATGCGTCACCTTGCACTTTTTGGCAATAGCATTGATACGCCCACCCTGCGCCAGCATCCAGAGGATCTGTGCCGCCACATTCGGGTTGTAGTTCTCGATAGTGTTCCGAGGGAATTGCTTAGCCCTTTCCTTGACCTCAAGGAAGAACTCTTTCATCGCCTCTTTACTATCAATCGCTGATAGGTCTTCGTCGCTCATTTGGTCTTCTTGCCGTTTTTAACCTTAACGGCCCCAGAGTGCAACTCTTTTTTGAGCTTATTCTGTTGCGTCGAGGAAAGCGGAGAACCCTTACTGAGTAGATAGCCTACTTGCTTTTTACTTTTTGATTTCATAATCCTTGCCGGAAATTGATTCGCGTTTGGTTCCGTACTTCTCGCGGAAATCTTCATCATCCTGCGGCAGAACGCCGAGGTTTTCGACAATGTAATCCATGAATGCTGGGTCGTTCCGGCCAGTTCCAAACAAAGCACCAATACCACGGCTCGTCGCACTAGATGCGGTTATAGCGGCAGTAAGATTTTTGGCGTATTGTTCTTGAGATACCTCGTTTCTATATGCCTTCCTGATGAATGGCATCAATTGACCTCCAGCATACAACCATGATGCAATTCTGTGCTTAATCGGATCAGATAGCTTGCCAGCCATGTAAACATGCGCTCCAGATCCAGAGACGACACCCCTTGGTGACACCTGATCTGCCATAGGGCCAACCTCTCTTACTGAGGTTGCAACCATTGATGCGTTTTTAAACTCATCGTAAAAATCATCACCAAGAACTGTTCTAATGTTTCTCTCAATTGTCGCCTTGTCTTTCCCCTTGGTTACTTCACCAAGGAATTTGTTGGCATCCCACAGATCGTTACCATACTTAGTAATATCGCCCTTGGGTTGATAGCGGGCGAACAGGTAGGAAACAAAATCGTTCCTAATCTCCTTTTTCTCAGTATCATTAAGTTTGCCCATAATTTGCGATACATGAGCATTTGGTGCTGTGAACATCGCTTCTGGCAGGCGAGCGTTCTCCAGGACTCCATTATGACCTTTAAGCACCACGTCAATTATCTTGTTGTTGGTGAAAGAATCAAGATCGGCCTTTGCCTTTGCTCGCTTGGCGATTAAATCGGCTGTTTCATTGTAACTTTTTTCAGACATCGTCGCGCGAAGTGGTTCAAGATCACGCATTGATAGTTTGGATGCATCTG